TCTTGCAATAGTCATATTGGGTATTGTATACAATTAGGCAGGCGTTTCAATCCTGAATGTTATAATCTACTTTGTTTTACTGAATAAATCAAGGCTAGGCATCATAAGTGTAATGTCCTTTTTTATGTCCTCTTCTGGCACACCTTTTGCCTTCCATTCCTGGTCATTTTTGTACTCTTCACCGGTCTTCTTATTTGTAATCTTTTCTATGATTTTCTCTGGTTTTATCACTTGCATTATGTCGTTACCTCTCTTGGCTGTATTTGTAGTATCGAAGCAATAACATGTAACTCATTAGCGTCACTGGCTTGCACCTTTAACACTTCACTTTCTTCAACCACTAAGGGCTGAGTCAGAAGTTCAGTAGTTGTATTCGATGCTACTGCTTTGGTTTTAAATAAAGTAAACACTGTGCCACTTGCATTGGTTAAGGTTACATCAAGATTACAGCTAGATCCTGAGTCATTAGCCACAAGTAGAGATTTAACTAAAGCAACATTTGCAGACGGTGTTGTGTATAACGTCGTGTTATCTGTTGTGGTTAAATCGACTTTTGCATTTACGAAACTATTAGACATTAATTTAAAAAGAAGTTTTGTGCGACTACTTCATCCTTTAATTCTTGTTGAAACGTTGTGTTAAGTTTTTGTATCACCGCATCAAGATCTCTAACTTGTGAGTCAGCAACAACTTGTCGGTATTCTTTTCCAGGTCTTGTTAAAACTTGTACAATTTTTGACATTATCTTCTTCCATCCGGTTGTAGGTCTAATCTAAAAGTTCCTAGCTTCCAGTCTTGACCTGCACTTGTGTTTTCTACTTTTAACGATACTGCTCTTGCTCTTGCACGAGTATCAACTTTTGAGGTACTTGATGTAATTGTAAAAGGACCTAAAGGTGAACTAGCTTGTGAGTTGTTCGAGTAGTTTCTTAAATTTAATGTAATTTGTGTATTGCCTGTTTGTGAAACAAAGTCTGGAACAAATCTTCTAATTTTCATAAGGACTTCTCCATCGCCTCCTGACTCTTGTGTATTAATATCATAGTCTCCTGATTGTATGTTTGCAGCAATCGCTGTAATCGCAGTGGTGGTAACATCATCTGTACCTTTTTCATGTTCATAGTAAACCGTCGAACCATCTGTATTTCCAACAACATCAAAAGAACCGTCAACCGAAATACTGTATTCGGTTGCATGAGGTAAACCAAATACAGAAGAATCAACCCAAGTTGTTCTTGCAAGTGTTCCTGTCGTCCACACCGGTCTTTGTGGTGACGAGTCTAGATAATTATAAGTTACCATTCGATTAATAACATTTGATGTTGCTGTACAATAGAACCAGGTAATTTCTCCAAACAAATTATTAAGTCCAACGTTAATGAGTTGAGCTGCTGTTGTATTTAAATTATCATAAATAAAATCTTCAACTAAACAAACCATCGTTTCTAAATTACCAGCGTATTTAAAGAATCCATTTTCTGACATCCAGTAAGCTGTACCATCAACTTCGATTGCTGCATTCTGACCAATCAAACCACAGTTTGTTCCAACTTGTTCAAAACCAAATGTAAATGGTGGCCCAATAAAACGCATCGTAAATAGTGCGGTATCCGTCCAAACATAAATTGCATTTCGACCACGAACGGCTCCAATGATTCTAGAGCCATCTGCGAGTCTTTGTGTGCCTGCTGTATTGGTTGCCGTTGGGGTGTAAGTATTAATATCTTCTTGAGACGAGAATCTAATAAACATTTCATCTTGAGTCGTCTTATCTCCAATGGTTGTTTCGGTTCCAAAGAAAACTAAGTGTCTATCTGGTGTTGAGACCACCATGTCACGTGAAGCAGTTGGCGCTCCTGTTATAATCGTTGCTCGATTACTAACTGCATTCGCTGCATTTGAATCCCATTCAAAAACTTCACCATTATGAATAAGTGCAATAATCTTATCTCCAAAATTATCAATCGACCATAAGCCAGGATCCGTAACTTGGTCACCACTTGCCGCTTCACCCCAAGCAACAAAGTCAGAAGTATTTTCAATCGTTGCACTTGCTGAGTGCGCTGCTGCAGTTGTGTTTCTTACTTCTCTTGTAACACCTGTTAAGACGTCTGAAGTAATTCCTGTGTAAGATATTTCTTCCGTTCCAATTTGTATAAAGTTTGTACCTGATGTTGGAAACTGAGATGAGTCTGCTAATTGTATACCTGTTGTTTGTGAGTCATTGATAGTGCTCACTAAAGTCGTTTGTACATTACCTAAAACTTCACCACCCCAAGTCCCTAGACTCCAGCCTAAGGCAGGAGTTTGTTGTGCTGGACCCACAGAATAATAATGTCTAACTCGAATACCACCAGATGCCGTTGCACCTGAACCTGTTTCTGCACTTGGCATGGTAACTGTTATAGTGGTTGTTGTTGGCACAGAAGTCACCATAAATTTTTTATCATCAAAATCAGATGCACTGTAATTAGAATTAGTGATGGTAGAAAAATTATCTAACAGGACAATGTCATTTACATCAATGTTATGCGAAGTAGAAAATGTAATGGTAACAGAGGTTGATCCGTTTGTGGTTGTGAAAGCACTTGATAAAGTGTTTGTCGATTTAATTGGATGAATATCATAAAAGATACCTCCATTAAATGCATATAAAATTCTGTTCGTGCCTAGAATAGAAAATTTACTACCTGACTTATTAACAATGTGATGTGTTTTTCTAACCGCACCTGTAAGTTTATTTTCTCCAAGTTGAGCCCAACCACCAATTTTTTCTGGTGTGTTGTATCTAAATCTTACATTATCACCATCAATCCACTGTCCTTCCGCACCTGTAGCTGTGACTTGTTTGTTAAATCCAGGTAAGAATTGTATCTTCTGCAGCATCAATCATCTCGCGTTGTTCGGTACTTTATTAGAATTTACAAAAGGTGACTCAGCAAATGCCATGTAAATTAATTTATCGGTGTTATTATTAACTGCACCTGTTGAGGCTCTTAATTTAAAACCATTAGATAAAAAGTCTAAAGCATAACTTGTAGATGATGCTTCTGCTGAAGCTGCATTAGGTTTTAAATTATCCTGAACTTGGTTAAATGATGATCTTTTATTATCAAACATATACCAATCATCAGCCTGATTTTTATTATTAATAAAAATCCAAGCTGGTTTAAAACCAGTATAGACAAAAGGGCCATTTGCATTTCCATTACCAGTGTATTGACCGATTTTGCTGTAACCTTGTTTCTCTGCGAAACAGTAAGCGATATAATCATTACTTGAAGTATTTACTGCACTAACTGCACCTAAACTAAATACACTTGATGTTGGTGTTGTGCTATTCCAAGAACTGGTCGTACTTTCAGCAGTTGCTAAATTTAATTGAATTGTTTTATCATTACCGACTTCAGCATGATAAGTGTTCCAATTTGCTGAAGCGTCTCTGTCTTTCACTATAATCATTTTTGGTACTGCTCCAAGACCATGTCCACAAGTTAATGCACTGCCTGTGCCAGTATAAGACACAATACTTAGTCCAGACACAGTTGATGCTGAAACACTAGAAGTAATGCTTCCGTCTGTATTAGAGGATGCAGAACCACCAGCTTTCCAGTTCCATGAAGCATAGTTATTGCCACTCTTATTCCAACCAGTAGAATTAGTAAAACCTACAGTAAATCCATCACTACCTAACGTATTTAAACCATCATTATCTCCTTGTGCGGCTTCAGCGGCAGTAGTGTCCGATGAAAGACTTAAAAAATTTGTTCCACTTTTTCCTCTAACAACATCGGCTAGTTGATGACCAGCTTCAGCACTTCTGTTTTTCAACCAGACCCAGTCGGGTTGGAAATTTACTCCCGTAATTGCATTAGATGTTGAATCGTCACCAGCATACAACACCGTATTAAAATATATAGTTGGATCGTCTAAACCATTTGTATAACTCATTATCCATACTCCGATAAGTTTTTAGTACATAACGCAAAATATCCTGAAGGTACAGCATATTCAAAATTACCAAAACCTTCACCATCTGCGTTGCCTGATGAAATTGTGTAAGGTGGAGAGCCAAAATTCCATTCTGTCGTTCCAGTTCCAGAATAATTAGAACATTTAAAACCAAACGTATCTCCCGTCACTCTAGTAATTGTTTTAAAACTATCTAATGAGCTTGAAACAAAACCACTTCCGCTAGTCCACCATGACCCATTTTTACCGAGATATAATCTGTTATTATCTAAATCCATAGCAAACATAATGATACTATTATCTGCAATCGCTGTTCCTGCACCGACATTGGTATCAGTATCAGAACCGCTTACACTAATTGTACCATTACTACTTCCAAATAAAACTATAGAATTTGTATTAAAAGTATTGCTACCATCCATTTGAGCAATTCCATTAGCGGCAGTGTTGTTTACATATTTAGCTTCAACATACCATTTACCAGAACTTGCACCAAAAGTTGTTCTAGATTGTTTATCTGTAGTCATTTTAAGATTACCTTCTGCAAATGTGCTAGTACCACTTGTTGCAACATCTAAAGGATTTAATGTTGCAAAATTATTTGTGCAGGTATCTGTAGATTGATTAACTGCACCGAAATTATAATTAAAATTATTACTATTTCCAGATGAATCAGTACCTAAAGCAGAACTATCTTTAAACTCAAGGTAAAATCCATTCGTACCAAAAGTAACATCATCTTTAAAATCTATTGGTCTCCAAATATTTGGACTGTCACTATCAAACTCTCCAAATGAGGTGGGAGTTAATTGTTGTCCATCTATAAAAGCGACTTCTGCGGCATAACCAGGAAAATGATCTGAGTCTTCTTGTTTTCTAAAAAGATAAATAACTTCTCCTGAATCGTTAAATCCTAAATCTGAATTAAAAGACATAGCAGTTGTTGATGAAAAAGAAGTGATTTGAGTTCCATTTACATACATTTTTTGTCTATCAATTTCTTCTGTAGCCGCACTATTAACTGCAACAACAACGTGCATCCAAGCTGATTCATCTCTAAATAATGCGTTTGTATTTAATTGAAAACCACCACCGCCTGCTTCAGTGTAAAATGATAATCTACCATTTTGGTCATCTCTAAAACGAACACTTATATAATGAGTTGGTGATGCACCACTACCTCCAAAATGTAATAATCTTGGTACATCTGTATTTCTTTTGCTTCTTTTGATCCAACAAGAAAAAGTAAAAGCTTTATTTGAAGTTCCAGCTTGAGTTGTTGTTCTACTAAAATGATCATCAGTACCATCAAGTCTTACTGAATTATCTACGCTGTAACCTGTGTCTTTGATAGAGTTGGTTGCTAAAATTAAAGGTGCGGACATTAATCCTCCAATGTTGGAAATTGTCCTAGTGGTCTTGTTACACTTCCGTCTTCCTGTTCAGTGTAAGTATATAAAGTTTCAAGAGCTGCTGCATCACTAGCATTGTCTATGG